CCAAGGGGTCTTAGTCAGAAACAAAAGGCGATTCAGCACACTTTCCACATCCAGTAACGTATAATGAAATCAACGGCTCCCACGGAAAGAACGGCGGAATTCCAACGATTTGATACGATTGGTATACCATTGGAATACCATTCGCCACGGATTGTTTGTTGGAGAATGTTGGAGAATGGAGGATGCTGAATGCCTAGGATAAGGAAAACCGGAGCGGTCTACCCCATCCGCCACGAGCAGCGGAAGACACTCAAGGACGGCACGGTAAAGACATACGTGAACTGGCAGGCCAAGGTGGACGGCCGATGGGTGTCCGCCAAGACCTACAAGGAATGCGACAGGAAGATAGCCGAAGCCCTCAAGGAGAAAACCGAATGGGGCATGGGCGTAGACCGCGCCACCCGGCTCGGCGAGTACGCGGAACGATGGTTCGAGCTGAAACGACGCGACCTGAAACCCAAGTCCATCAACAACTACGCGAGCCTCATAAGCGTGCACCTGTGCAAGTACGCGAACGAGAAGCTGGGCGAAGTGACCGCCTCGGCGGTGCAGCGCATGATAGCCAACATGCGCAACCTCGACGGCACCCCATGCTCGTACAACCGGCAGTTGGGTTTCTACAACATCCTTAACCAGATATTCAAGGCGGCGGTGGCCGACCGGCTGATACCCACCAGTCCGGTCACCAGCGCGGCAAGGCCGAAACGCAGGGACATGGGATTGGCCGGGGACCGGCGCACCATCAACGGGCCCGTGGCCGTGCCGGCGGACAGGCGCAGCGGCACGCAGGACCGCAAGGCGTTCACCGTGGAGCAGATGCAGGACATGCTCGAAGCGTCCTCCGACGACCTGTTTCTGGGGGCACGCCAATGGTGGCGTCTGCTCACCGGCATGAGGCAGGGGGAGATACTGGGAGCCACGTTGGACGATCTCGACCTGTGGCGGGACAAGACGTTGGAAACCCCGGACAGCGGCGAGATATGGATAGGCACCTACACGGTGAACTGGAAACTGGAAAGCCTCGACAAGGAGCATGGGTGTGGGGAGCCCGGCAGGGACGGAAGATACCCGTGCGGCTTCAAACGGCCTTCGAGCTGCCCCCGATACCGGTGGCGGGTGCCGGACGGATACGACATGATACACCTGTGCAAGGGGTACGCTTTGACGCCGCCGAAGTCCGCGAGGGGCAAGGTCGTGCCGATAATCCCCCAGTTGGGCACCGTCGTGCACCGGTATCTGGAGGCCACGGAGAATATCATCCCGAACCCGTACAACCTGATATTCAGGACGCGCGAGGGTATGCCGTTGGCCGCGTTGGATGACAGGGCCGGTTTCCGCGACCTCATGCGCAGGGCGGGCATACCCGACTACGAGAACCGGTACGGGCATGAATGCCGCAACTCCGTCGTATCGCTCCTGTTCCACATGAAGGTTGATCCCGGCATCATCCAACGCATCGTCGGCCATTCGAGCATAGCCATGAGCGAGCATTACCGCACCGTGCCGGTGGAGGATTTGATGCGAGGCATGGAGACGATAAGCGACGGGCTTGGCCTGAAACAGATCGAATGGAAGGCGTGAACTGGCGCGCCGAAACTTGCCGGCCATACAATGGAAGAGTAAGTTAATCACCTTGAATGTCCAGCGGAAGGAACGTTACGGAGGCGCACCATGACAAGCATATTCGACGTGGCCGCTTACGTGCTGGACAAGCTCGGCGTCATGACCACCATGAAGCTGGAAAAGCTCTGCTACTATTCACAGGCATGGTCCCTCGTATGGGATGAACGGCGTCTGTTCCCCGAGCGATTCGAGGCATGGGCCAACGGCCCGGTGTGCCCCGACCTATACCATGCGCACAAGGGCATGTTCAAGATCACGCGCGGCGATATTCACGGCGACCCGTCGAACATAGACGAAGACGGCACCAGCACCATAGACGCGGTGTTGAATGCCTACGGGAAAATGGGAGCCTACCAGCTCAGCGAGCTTACCCACAGCGAACGCCCGTGGAGGGATGCGCGAGGCGATCTCCCGCAGGGAGCCATCTGCAACACCGAGATAACTGAAGCGGCCATGGCCGAATACTATGGGAGCCTTACCGACTAGTGGGCCACCGCAGCAAAACCAAGAGCATCAAGGCCAAAGCCCCGAGCTCTTCAAAACGTGTGCCCGCGCATCACGTGGCGAAAAGCTATCATGTCCCCGAATCCGCCACGGAGATTCCCAAGGATTCCGTGAACCGTCGCATCGTATTCCGTTTCGACTGCGTTGACCTTGAGGCCGACTGTCCATGGTCGCTCGCGCACATGAGCGACGAGGAGCATCGACTGCTGCTGTTGAAGATGCGTGACTTCGAAAAGGCGACGGTGGGCGAGATCATTAGCCCCTCATATCAGGCGTTCACCTGCTACCCTGATTTCACCCAATGCCCCAACCAGACGCCACAGGACCGGCTGGCGAAATACTATGAACGCGAAGGCGATGCGTTGGCCCGGTTCCGCTTGGGCGGAACCGAACGCCTGTACGGTTTCCTTGTAGGCAATGAGTTCCATATACTCTGGTGGGACCCGAACCATGAGGTATGGCCCTCCACTAGGAAACACACCTGATCATCATATTGTAGTGGTATACAAAATGGTCCCGTCCTCCGATACAGGAGGACGGGACCATTAATGCCATTATGCTGTGGAATCAGGCACTGGCATGTCCAGCTAAAGGATATTCCCAGCCATGTCCGCTCTCATTGCCATAGACCAAGTATCCATCCGTTGACGGAAGATCAAACAGCACCTTGCCTTGAGCCTTCACCCCTTGGCCTATTATCTGGGGAAGCCGCTGATTTTCGGGTAGGCATGTGTAGGTTGTTATCTTTGAACTGGTTCCATCGAGATTGCCGTTCCACTGGGTGCCATCATTTTGAATATACGTCCAATAGCCGGGAGCGCCCAGTCCCAAAGGCCCATAGGAATCCGAATCAAAATCGGAAGTTGTTTCAACGGTGATGTCCAGAACGACGAAATGACCGTTTGCAGGGCTTGTTTCAGCTCCTTCGTAAGCCGGGACGCATGGTGCGTCAAGGGTTATGTTGGTTACGGTCCATGAAGCGAGTAGGGTTTTGTCTGCCTGACTCTTATAGATGCTGGCAGTGTCGCCTATTCGTTTGATGAGGTTGCCTCGGCTGCTTGTCTTGGGCTTCTCCGTTTGCTGAGGTTTTGCCTTTTCCGGTTTCTTGTAGTCCTTGGACGAGGCGGCTTCATCAGTATTATTGCGGATTGCTGTGTTCACGGCAACGGCAACTCCTACCGACAGCGCCACCACGACAATCGCCGCAACCAGAAGCTGCCACCATTTCAGGGTGACGGTACCCTTGCTTTCAGTCTTGTGCGATGGGTCCGGTACGGGTGGTTGTTGTGGCTCGCTCATTATTATCCCCTTCTCTTCATTGGGTTGGTTCTTCATATTCTACTTATTTAGTGCTATTCGCAGGCAATTCCGTCACCGTCACGGTCCAATGACGAACGATAGCCCGGCTGGCCCCGATACAATGGCGCGGCGCCGGCAGCTCGCGCTGCTGAACAGTTCTTGTAATACGCCCAACCGGTCGAGGAGTCGTCGGAGGAATAAGATGAGCCCGAATTGGTTGACGTCGAAGCCGCTGCTGCGGCGTCCTCCCGTTGCTTTACCGCGTTCTCGCGTGAGTCAAGCTCAGATGACCGACTATCCAAATCCGATTGCCTTTTATCGAGTTCAGCCTTCTTGCTGTCGTACTCATCCTTGTAGGGTTTGAGCTCATCTATCCGCTTCTGATTGTCAATCACAATTGACTGCAAGTCAGATATCTTACTGTTGAGGTTCCGGACTTCCTCTTTATGGGCGTCGATCATCTTCGTGTATTCGGGCTGCTCCACCGGATCACGAGAATCGTATCCGCCTTGCCAGCCCATGAAGAAGGCGATTAGCGCGACCAATACCAATGCCAGCACCATGAATACCGCGAAAAGCGGTGCCGGAATCCTGTTCACTGCACGACTCGCGGCTTCAATGGATTTCTCGACAAGATCATCCTTCTCCGGCTTCGACCCCTTAACCTCAGTCGCGGCAGTAGAAAACGCGGGCTTAGTGGTGCTGGGTTGAGTCTTGGCGGCATTCGCCTGCTGTTTCACCTGATGCTTCTCTATTTGGGAGATTCTCCTGCTCAGGTCATGGAAGAACACGCTAAGAACTCTGTCTCCATCCTCGCCTTCTTTGATGAGATAGACGATGACCTCATGATCTTTCACCCTTATCCGCAATTTGCTTCCAAAGGACGAGCGAGCTCCTATGTCAGTACCTTGCTTAACCAAGACGAGAGGAGAATACGGCCCTGATTTAAGTAGGGAATCGATTGCCGTCTTAATCAGTTGTGGCGAGCATTCGTATGTTTTTGATTGACTAGACACCACGTCCCCTTGCCGAAACCCATTCTCTCCGTATGAGCGATACTATCATTATTTGGCTTGAACGGAGAACATCTGAATTGCGATTATCCAATATCTGGTGCATAATCAGAATCATGCAATCGAACAAATGTTCGGGTCAGTAGGAAAAAGAATGGGGCGCGTCTCCTCCGCCAAGATCGGACGCGCCCCAAAGCATTGCCCCTACCGGAAAGGATAGGAACATGAACTAGTGTATATCATTCTCCTTATCTTCAAGCCCAGTTCTCGCGGCAATGGACTCAGCTCGGGACACAAGGTCTGACACCTTGATTCCCAGAGCGTCGGCCAGTTTACGCATCTGCTCAAAGTCGGCTACCGACTGAAGCTTCAGAATTTTCCGAAGCGTCGAGAGAGGCACACCAGACTTTTCCGCCAGGGCGGGGTTTCTAATACCTGCTTCTGCCCCATAGGACTCTATGGCTTTTGCCAGAGCCATTGAGTACGGGGTGATTTCTCGTTTATTTGTACCCATGTGGGTTACATTACTCCATATTAGGACATAAAGCAACCCCAAATGGGTGACACGCCGTATTTGAAAGTGACCCAAATGGGTGATAATGTATTCCACATGAGCAGCAAACAAGCAACATCCAAAGAGCTTGGAGAGGCGATGAAGAGCCTCTTTAAGTGGCGCGGAGTTAATCAAGATGAAGTTTCACTTGAGACTGGCATACCGATTACTTCACTCAGTCGAAAACTGAACAGCGGTGTTTTTAGGTATGAAGAGATGTGCTCGATAGCTTCAATCCTGAAAGTCCAGCTTTCAACGATCATTACCTTGGCCGAATGGATACACGGCGGAGGAGATTTTGAAAGGTTCGCTGTTGAGCATCTTTCTCCTTCTTCTCTTAATAAGTCTCCTGTATTGGAGGTAACAGCATGAAGATGCAGCTTGACCTCAACGGCCCTTCCCCTCCCCTGATCATTCACGGGCTGAAAACGCTGATTGAAGATGGAGACGTCGAAACATTGGAAATCACCGGGGACGGCCTATCCAATGCAACCGCGATTGGGAAACTCCTGAACATCGACCCGTCGATACTGGCTTCCAGCCAAGACGTGCCGCTGGTTATCGACCTGGACCACGGGAACGCGGCGTATGCCACCTTCGGCTGTGTACGGTTCCTTGATAACCAGCGACTGCTGGACTGGCTGGACATGATTCAAACCGGGGCGTTCAGGAACGTACCGGATATTGAACCGTCCACGGAAGTCCTGCCCCGTCTACGCCCGACAGAATCAAACCAGTGAACGAGTTCCGCAGGTTCGTCGCCCTGAACTTGACCAGAATGGCCTCACCGTCCGGAATCGTCTGATGTGGTCCACCTTCCACCACGAGGAACGGCTTAGACACCCCATCGAACGATTTGACGGCTTCCACGGTGAGCTGCTTTCCGCTCACGTTGACCAACCGCCATTCGCGACGACCGACCAGCACAGGCCTACTCCAATACTCCATATTCACCTCCTCTCCGAAAGAGAACACCATGAACACATCAAATCGTAGCCCAGCAGCCAACGAGGCGAAGAATGAAGCCCCTGAGATTTACAGCGGAAAGGTAGGAGTGGAGATCGTACCGGACATGCGCAAGCTCAGGAGCTTCGCCAAGGACTTCATCGCCCTCGTGGACAGTTACTGGCCGGAGAACCCCGGTGGAGTAGACGAACGCGAGCAAGCCTCGCAAGCATCATGGAAGACGCCTTGCCGCAACGTTCGTCTGATGATGGACCGATACGAATCGAAGAATCATGTACAAGACTAAGTCCAAGACCAATGAGCATGGGGAACATGTCTATGACTCCCCTGCTATCGGCAAGGTGATGTACGACCCGTTGGAGGCGGATGTCACGAAGACCTTTGAGGCCCACATTTTCAAAGGTGAGGCGCATCCGGGATACGTAAAGGTGACGGCACCGCTTTCCGTATGCGAAAAACTGACCCCGGAACAGGCCCGCGAGATAGCGAAAGCACTCAATGATCTGGCGGATAAGGCCGAATCCTTTCCGAAGGAACTTAACCCGATAGGCAGGTGGCGATATGAGTGACGGCAACTATTCGTATGTCTCGGATTCGTCGGAGCGTGTTGCCAACGAGCTGAACATTCTCAACACGTGGATGGCTCAGATCGTGGAAACCGGGCTTCCCCAAATCTCCGCGCAGTTGGCGGAAATCTGGGGAGAACAAGCCAAGCGTCGTGAGTCAGACTCCGAGTTTGTCCAGACGGTCGGAAAGCTCGCGCTGGTTGGCGGTGATAACGTCAATGGCCTTGGCTGTGGAGTCCATCGACGTTTTGATGTGTCTCAGCCAGGTCTCGGCGTTGTTGGAGGCGTTCAGGAAGCTCATGTCTCCCCTGATCTCCCGAGCCGCTTTTTGAAGCGCGTCGATGTCGGTCATTTTTCATTCTTCCTTTCGGGTTTGGCATGTGGTTTGGCGATTACAAGCCTAATCCGAAAGGGCCTTTAAACGATATTCACAAGAAAGAGAAAACAATGGTCAGCCAAAATCGTAACCTTTCCCAGAAGCTCGTGGTCGAGGAACGTCACACCCGTGAATACTTCACCGGCAACGTCACTGCCGAAGGTCTTATCAACGCGGAAATCGACACCGATTACGGTGCCCGCCCCCTCACTCCAAGTCAGGCGCGTTTCGCCGCCAAGGCCCTTGAAGACCTGGCCGACTGCGCCGACGAGAAGAACGAGGAATAACAAGTCCTGCCGCAGTGGGTCGTTTTTTATCCACCTATCGACTACAGGCAAATAAATACCATACTGCGATCTACTGCGGCAACCATCGGCCGGAACCCTTCGGGGTGTCTGGACACGCACCATCGTCACCGCACCATAGGACTCGTCATCCATCTCTCACGGTTGGTCAACATTGCAACACGGTGACGGCAAGGACGTTCTCGGTTCGAATCCGAGCCCGGCCACGCGGAAAGGACATGTCATGAACAGGAAAACGTATGGGGCTCACTGCTCCGGCTGGCAGCATTCACCCGATGAACGCCGGCACCGGCATGAGAACACGAAGACAATCACTTGTCTGACGTTGGCGGCGACAGGGTTCCTGATTCTCTCGCTGCAACCCTATGCGGGCCCGTGGAGTATTCTCGCAGGCTTCATGTGCTGTTCGCCCGTCATGCTCTCGTTTGCTCTGTCGAAAGGAACGCAAAAATAATCTGGTTCATACTCGCCGTAATACTCCTGCTCATCGGAGTCGGCATGATAGCCGTCGCACTCGCCAACGGTGGCGACGGAGCCGGTTTCGGCTTCATTCCCATCATCGTCGCCGCACTGTTGATGATTCCGGCATGCCTATACTCGCTGGACGTAGGCGAGGTGGCCGTCATCCGCAACATGGGCGGCTCCGTCGCCGGCCATGCGGAGAACGCGGGCTTCCATGCGAAGGCGCCGTGGCAGTCGGTCATCAAATACGATACGCGCAACAACCTCATCAACTTCTTCAAGGACACCGACTACAAGTACGACGGCGGCAGCGCGGAAGGCAAGGAGGTCACGGTCAACGACCGTAGCGGTGCCAGCGCGAACATCGACATTCAGGTCAACTATTCGCTCGACCCGTCCGCCGCCGAAATGCTCTACTCGGAATACGGCAAGCAGACCACGTTCACGCAGAACTATATCGGCAACGACCTGCGCAGCGTGGCCCGTGAAACCTCCGGCAAGTTCGACACGATCACGATGCTCACCGACCGTGGCAAGTACACGAAGGCCGTGCAGGACGCGCTCACCTCGAAATGGAAGGGCATCGGCCTGACCGTCGAACAGGTGTCCGTGCAGGACATCCGCTACCCGAAGTCCATCACCGACAGCTACGCGCAGGCCCAAGCCGCCGAGGTCGCCAAGCAGAAGGCGAAGAACGAGCAGGAGACCGCGAAGGTCGAGGCCGAGACGAAGCGCATCAAGGCGCAGGGCGAGGCCGACGCGAACAAGGTGCTGAACGATTCCCTGACCGACAACGTGCTCCGGCAGCATTACATCGACGCTTTGAAGAACGCCGACCAGCTGATTGTCACACCCGAGGGCTCCAACACCCTCATCCAACCCAGATGATTCTTCCGGGCGGGGTTCTTTATTCTTTTACTTCCTCGTCCGGTGGCAGCCAAGCGCATGGTGCCGCACCTACGAAGCCTTCCAATGGTCATGGACTTCTCCAAGGTGCACCGGGTTCGACTCCCGGCTTGGCGCTCAGAAAATTTAACCCCTTCGCGTCCTGCGTCGGAAAACCAATACAAGGGTTTTCGGACGTGTCAGCACCGGCGCAGAAGGACAACCAAACAATCAAGCCCAGTGAAGGGAAACAATCATGGAACTCACACCATCAGACCAGATGAGACTGCTCAACGAGGCCCGTGGACTATTGCCGCAGGGCGAGCTCGAACACCGCGCGAGGCAGATACTCGACTCATATACGCCGAACCAGCAGCCCGCGCCACAGACACCGGGCTCCCCGCGACTCATCATCAGCGACTTCCTCCGTTCGAAAGGATTCGAGCCGATGAGGAAAAGCGCGTTGCACTTCGGTTCCCGTTTGGCCGAGAACTACAAGATGAAGTTCGGCGCCTACCCGCCCAAGCACGGGAAGACCTACATCTACTACGAGATCGACCGGCCTCTCATGGAGGAGACGTGGGCTCAGATTCAGACGGAGGACGCCGACTGATGGCATCTGATTTCAACTCCATCGCCAAAGCCATCCGTTATCTCGGTGATTGCGTCCGTTATCTCGCTGACAAGTATGTGGCCGTGAACGATCGCGTGTACTCGGATTGGAACGAGGCCTCGAAGGTCGTGGGAGACGTTGGCCGTGACCATGTGGCCGATTATGCGGAGGCCTCTCACAAGCAGGGTAAGTCGCGTACTTGGCGTCACAGTCACCTGATGGAACGCGAGGAACAATTGTCCATGCAGTCGAGGGGTTCTCATGTTGACCCCGAATGATGTCCGGCATAGAAAGTTCCGCACGTATCGTTCCCTGCTTTACGGAGAGGTCTACGACGTGGAGGACGTTGACGATTTTCTCGACTCGGTGGCCGACACCATCAAGGTTTTAGGCAAGGAAGTACTCAAAGCAAGAAAGGAGGGGCAATGACCGTCGAGCAGATGACCGATGACGATTACTTCGCGTTGGACGCGGTGGACCAGACTTCGTTGAAGAAAATGCTGGTAAGCCCGTTGGCGTATTCGGATTACCTGACCGGTGAGCATGGGTATTCTTCGGTGTTGGAGTTCGGCAAGGCGGCTCACAGCATGGTTTTGGGCAGTGGCCCGCAGGTTGTGGCTAAACCGAATCTGCGTACCAAGGAGGGCAAGGCTCTTCGTGACAGGCTGGTCGAACAGTATGGTGCTGACGACATCGTGTGGCTGTCCGCCGATGATGTGGAGAAGGTTCAGGCCATGCGGGACATGGTTGGAGACTTTTTCACGAAGCTGGACGGTCAGCCGGAGGTGGCGATGATCGCCGCCGACCCTGATACCGGGTTGTTGATTAAGGGCAAGGCGGACTGGTTGCCGTCCACTCCCGACCCGGATGGTGTGCTGCGTATCCGTGATTACAAGACCACGGTGAAGTCGCCGGACGAGTTCGAGCGTTCCTGCTGGCAGTACGGGTATCACATTCAGGCCGCGTTCTACATGCGTCTCTACCGGTTGACGATGCCCGAATATAAGGGGCCGTTGGGTTTCGAGTTCGTCGTGCAGGAGAAGAATCCGCCGTTCGATTGGAGGGTGTGGCGGTTTGACGAGCATTCGCCCATCATCACCGAACTGGCGGAACCGAAAATCTGTAAGGCGTTGAAGCAGATCAAGTCGTTCCGTGACCTGTATCCCGACCCGTTGGAGGCGATGCGTGGCTACGGGCTGTCGAAGGTGCCGCAGGAGATCGCGTTCCCCGATTGGAGATTGGTTCAGGAAGAGGAGGAAATCGAATCATGGCGGTAATCAAGAAGGACGCTAAGGGCGGGCGTGGCACGTATGCGACCCTGGCTCAGGTCGTGAACTATGTGGACGAGCAAGGCTACGAGCTGCAATGGCCGACCCAGTTGATTGACGGACGCCTGTATGTGGATACGGCCGTCAAGAAGAAGGGCACGGACAAGTGGATTGCCAGTAATTGCCTTATCCCCGTAGAGGTGGGAGATTCGCGTGGTATGAGCGTCATGCAGGCCCTCGGTTCCGCGTTGACGTATGCGCGACGCTACAGCACTTGCGGCGCGTTCGGACTGGCGACCACGGATGATGACGGTGAGACCAGCGGCTACAAGAAGCGTTCCACCAAGGGCATGACCGACGAGCAGCAGCAGACGATTGACCGGATTCTCCAAATCATGCGTATTCCCGATGGTCAGGAGAACGGTTTCATCAGCAGCGTGCTGCAACGCAACGTGGTCTACGGGAAACTGTCTGAATCGGACGCGGCCACATTCATCGAATCGTACAACCGCAACAAGGAGAAGGAGCCTGCCCTCCAGTGAGCTTCACACCGAAACCTGGCTGCAAGTGCGCCAGATGCCTGTGGGCTCACGGGGACAAGATCACGCTCCCACAATGCCCCACATGCGGTGCCGTTGATTGCGCCGGAGCCCAATCACACATGCTGGTCTGCAACAGGCGGGCCATGGAGAAACACAAGACGAACAATTACAGGAGGAATGCGTAATGGCCGGAGAACCAAGCATCGAGTTTACCGGATATGCGGGAGAGATCAAGGATTTTCAGGATTCCAGTATTCTCAACGTCAGCGTCCATCCGGGTTACACGGATAAGAACACGAACCAGTGGGTTGACAAGGAGCCTCAGTTCTATGGTGTGCGTCCCTTGTCGAATCAGGCGAAGGATGCTTTGAATCAGGTTCGCCAGTTGAAGTCCCAGCCGAACATGAGCGTGAAGGTTCTTGTGAACGGCAGCTTGTCCAAAAGAGTGTCGGAAAAGGATGGGAAACGGTATGAGAATTGGGATGTCGCGGCCCGTACCATTGCGGTGTTGAGCGCGAAACCCAAGGCCCAGCAGTCTGGTTTCCAACAGTCGCAGCAGCAGTATCAGCAAGGATTCCAGCAGCCGCAACAGGGATTCCAGCAACCGCAACAGCAGTATCAGCAGCCTACGGACCCGTGGAGCCAACCCCAGGACGAATACGGAAATGGGCAGATCTAACCCGTCCCAACACGTCAAGGATTTGGTGGACGCACGCGACCAATACCGGTGCGTCCGCTGCGGCAAACCATTCCATTGGAGCGGTTTCAGCCGGCATCATCGCAGACTCCGGTCACACAAGTGGCCGGGACTGCATGAGGCGTCGAACCTCATCTTGGCGTGTGGGAGTGGCGATACGGGATGTCATGGGTGGATTCACGCCCATCCGCGTGAGGCCATGAGCTTGGGGTACATCGTGAGCGGTTTCAACGATCACCCCGAACTGGTGCCGATTCTCACCGCCCAACATGGTTGGGTGCTTCTGGACGATAAGGGAGGTTGGACGCGATGCGAACCGCCGAAGCAGTAAGCCTGTTGTTCATCCTGTTCTGCCGTGACCCGCAGTTTCGGCGGGCGTTGTACAAGCTCGACCCTGTGTTGTTCCGCAGGTTCACTAATGGGGAGGTGTGGCTGTGAACGTTGATGACATGACCGATGAGGAGTTCATCGACTATTGCCGGAACGGCGGCGAACTGTCCGGCCTGATAACTGAACGTCATCCGAAATGCGATTGGTGCGGTGGCATGTGCCGGGTCGGCAGGGATGGCATGTGCCGGAACTGTCGTGTCAGGGAACGGCGTCGAACCGACCCCGAGTATGCGCAGCATCTGCGTGATCTGGCGAATCGGCGGAACGCTCGTAATCGTGAGAAACGTAATGAGTATGCACGCCGGTACCGGTCGGAGCATTTGGCTCAGGCTCGGGCTTCGGCTCGTAAGTATGCCGCCGCCCATCAGCGTGAGATGGCTGAATACCATCGCCGTTGGAGGTCGGAGCATCCCGAGAAATACGCCCAGTATGAGGCGAAGCGGAAACGTAAACGACAACTAGCCAAGGAGGCTGTCAATGAGTGAGAAACCATTCTGGGCAGGTAAGACCCTTATGGAGATTCAGAATCTCGATAAGCGAGTCAAGGTGACAATGGAGAACGGAGACGTATTCATAGGGAAGCTCGTGCGGCGTTCCAGAGACACGGACGGTATATGTAGCCTTTCGATGCAACTCGACGCGCATCGAACATATTTACACGTGTTCTCGGCTGAATCATCTGATACGCAGCCCATCATTCCCAGTTACGTCGATACCGTCGAATTGTTGGATGACCCCAACTACGAGCGTATCGAGGAGGCTGATGACCTCCAAGAGAAAGATATTGCCGTTATGCTCGACGGCAACCGCTACAAGGTCACAGATGTGGAAAAAGGCCGTAACCGATTCTGGGGTCGGGTATACGGCGCTGTCTGGCCGGAATGTATCGCCCTTGGCTTCAACGCCTTCACCTACGGACTCCGTCCGAAGCCCCGGCTTCCTGACAAGCCTGGACTGTGGTTGGACAAGGACGATAACACATGGGTGATGGGCGAGAATGCCTTTCCACTCACGTGTATTGATGCCGGTAATTGGAGTATCACGCGCCCGCAGTTCTCAACGGATAGCGTTCAGGTTCTAAATGCTGCACCGTTCCGATTGGCTAAGGCGGTGGAAGCATGAGCAATCGTATTGTGAAATTGCCCTCGGTCGAATCTTTCGGCCGTCTCACGCCCGACAAGTGGCTGGCCTTGAAGAATCTGGAAGAGAGCGCCGAACTGGTCGAAGCCTGCAAACAATACCTGAAAGCCAGCGACCCGACAGACCCGAGCGGCATTGGCCGGGAGTTCGATGATCATGCGAACTGCCTCGCCTGCTTCGGGGTGAACGTGGGCGGCGAGCTCGGCGATGACCGGGACAAGGCGAAAGCCGGATGGATAGGTTACGTGCGCGACCAGCGCCGCCAAGCCATGCTCGGCGAGCTCGCCGACGTGTTGCAGACGGTCGGCAACCTGATCACCGCGTTCGACATCACCGACGAGGAACTTGCTCAGTCTATGGATGATTGCCTTGTTCGCAATCAGGAACGAGGTCGACTGTGAGCATCATCAGCAGTGAGGCGAAGTGGGCTGTCCTCCAACGAGTTGTCCGTCTATCCCACGAGGAAATACGTGGCACGACCAAGGGCAAGGAATACGAGGCCGGTTTTATCGCCGGAGCCACGCGCCGGCCCACGAACGAGGAAATCGTAGCCGGAGCGAAAGCGTTCTACGAGGCGTTGAAGCCCGACTCTTACCCTCAATGGGATTCTGACTGCGCGTTGAGGGCCGACTATATCGATGCCATGAGGCTTGCACTCAAGGCAATGCAAGGAAAGGCAACGGAAGAATGAATCTTTTAGGTGAAACCAAGGATGCGATATCACGAAGCGGGCATTCGACCGATGACGTTCGATTCGTCGGCTCCCGCGACGGGGAGCTGGGAATTCCGTGGAGTCAGGCCGAACCGGTGCTTGACATCGATTACGACGACGGCTACGGCTCTCAGGAGATAGCCGCCGATCTGGTCGTGGTGTTCACGGATGGCGGGTTTCTGCGCCGCGAAGAATACGACGGCAGCGAATGGTGGGAGTACGAGCCACCGTTCAGAGGCCCGGAGACGCAGAAACCGTTCAAACTCGTGAAGCTGACCAGCTATCGCACACGGTTGCTTGTGGAGATCAATTATCCGATGGAGGCAACGGAGGAATGAGCGACATGAGGAGCTTCATCAAGGTTGAGCACAGTCGTTTTACTTTGATTTTGCGCAAGGGGATGCTCCCCGTTCCACTGGATTGCGGAATCCCACGTCTACCCGGACAAAGGTTATGTCACGGCGGTGCGAGAGCGCACCAACTACGGCGCTGTATGGGCATTGAGCAGTAGGGGCGCTCTCGATCAGGTCATGCTCTCGATCTGGGAGGACATCGAATGGTTGGACGAAAGGATGGACTGATGCGTGTGCATCGTCCGAGACTACAAAACCAAACCGAAGGAGACAACCAATGAGTGATTACAAGCAGCGGATGATCCGCGAACATCGAGAATTGCAGGAGCGTATCAGCAAGCTGGCGCACATGCTTGAGGGCTACGCGGAGGGCACGTTGGACTTCACGCCCGCGTGCTCCTTCCAGCTCCTTGAAAGCCAATTGTACGCGATGGGGACATACGCGAACATCTTACAGGAGCGTGCGCGTATCGAACAGGTGGATTTGAACGCGCCTCTTGAGGGAGGTGAGTCTGGTGAGGTTCCACAGGATTAGCCCGTGTCCCAAATGCGGGGACAAGCGATTCAAGCTGATTTACGAGAGTCTGGAGGCGGACGATGAATGAACCGTTTGACGTGCAGAAGACCATTCACGACCGCATTGTGATGCACTCCAAGCATGGCGTGCAGGGTGCTTGGAATGACGGGTATATCGCGGGCTTGTCGGCCGCATTGTGGGCCGTGGTAACGGCTGACGGAGTGAACCGTACCGGCTGCAAGCATTTCGATCTGCACAATCCCGGACAAAAGGAGATGGACCTTGAGCATTGAGACGGAATCGTTCGACTTGACCTTTGGCAGCATCCACTATGCCGGCACGAGGCTCACTATCCCGATTGACGATGACGAATACATGGTTTATCGGGTAGAGATCGCCAATCATCGGCGTGGCTCTTCCAGCTTGGTGACGTTTCACCTCGACCGGGACGACTCCTGCCCGGAGCACAAGACCGTTGGCCAATCTGCAAGCGCTTATCTGAGCGTGGACGAGGCGAAACAAATCATGCAGGCACTGCAACAGGCAATCAAGGAGGCGGACGATGAGTGACAAGGCGAAGATATTCACCCGCGAGGAGTTTCGAGAGGTCGTCGCAGCCGCCATCTACGACTACGAACAAGCGCCCGCGAAATGCCTCTACACGACCAAGGATGCGGCAGACCAACTCTACGGCCATTACGGCGAGGAAACCGAGGTGGAGGAATGAACGGAGTACAGCTTACCAACCATCTGACCGCGCAATTCATGGCCTCAGCCCTGAGCTGGTACGAGGCCAGAATCACCGAGGACGGCGACTTCAGAGCCTACATATACGCCATGAGCCTCAAACGTCTCAAACGCAAATGCGAGAAGTATGCGAAGCGTGAACGCAAGGCCATCGCATATGTCGCCACGCTCAAGGAGGAATCATGAGCGTAAGTAGTCTCAAAACGCGAAGAAGGAATTGAATTGAGCGGCTGGCGTGACAAGGCCGCGTGCCGTGACATGGACCCTGACCTGTTCTTCCCAACCACGTCCAGCGAGGAACGATTGGCGCTCAAGGCCTGCGCCCAATGTCCGGCGATATGCGAATGCGCACGGTACGCGGCGCAACACGACAGAATCAGCGGCTACCCATTGCAAGGCGTATGGGGTGGCGTGAACAGGAGCAGAAGAAGGAATCGAAATGAGTGACAAGGATATGGTCACGGTTTACGAACGACGTGACGGCAGCAAACCCGGATTATGGTCCGTGTACTGGTATTTGGGGGGGGACGTGTTTTACTCGTTCTCCCTCGCGGTGGGCATCACGTCAAAGAATACGATGATGGTCATTGTTCAAGCGTTTTGTCTGCTGGTTTTTCTTGGACTCACCGTCTGGCAGTTGAACCATCTGACTTGGAGCATCACCGACTACCGGGTGCGGGTCGGCACCAACTTGGCGAAGGAGGCTCATGTTGAGCAAAGCGGCAAGTAGAGCATGGCAACTGCTCATTGAAGACTCGAACCGTCCGGCAGAGGAGATTCGCTTGGCTACCGGACTTCGGGTCGATGTGATCGAGCAGATGCGCGGGGACGTGCAAAAACGACTACGAGACAACCCGGAGTTCTGATTATGAGACCGAGTTATCTGCCCGTCCAGTATGAGCATTGCCCGTACTGCGGAGGAATCTTGAACGTATTCGGGGACTGCGTGGACTGCCAGTTTCACGATGACCCGACTGAATGGTGGATGGACGAATGAGCCGACAGAAAGCCAAAGGCACACTGCTTGAATCCAAGGTGGTCAACTATTTGCGCGCCCGGTTGGGTGACAGCGAGCAGACGATACACCGTGAAGTGTTGCATGGGACGAAAGACCAGGGCGATATCACCGGTCTGCGTATCCACGGCCAGCCGGTCGTATTGGAGTGTAAAAACTACAGCACCTATACGGGGAGACTCAAGGAGTGGATGCAGGAGGGCCGTACCGAGGCGGGTAACGCTGACGCACCTTACTGGTTCGTCGTGTTCAAACAGAAGGGTCTCGGCTTGAACACGTTGTCAAGCATGGACAACCAGCCCGTGCTCACCGACTTAAAGACCCTCGCATTGATAGCAGGACATGGAATCATCGAAGGAGACGAAGAATGAGCTACGACCTGTTCATAGTGGACAAGGATGTGCCGGAACCGGAATGGTTTGACGTATGCGAACGGGACGGCGAGCATGTGCGGACCGCTCATGGCCATTATTTCAACTACACGTATAATCTATCCGCGTTTTTCACCGATTACAAGGTCCATCCTAAGCATGACCTGGACGGGTTGACGGCCGGGGAGGCCGCAGCCCGTATCGACAAGGCGTTGAAAGACATCTACTTGGAACCATTGTATGTTTTGCGCGGCAAATACAATCCGCCGAACTATTGGGGCAGCGTGGACAGCGCCATCGCATGTTTGAAACTGATATACGACTATTGCCGGGAACACCCGGACTATATCGTGAGGGAACGCTCCTAAGGGGAAATGATGGAAGATAGGAAACTCGTTAATTTCGCCCGTTGGCTGAACGATCATCCGGGCGAATGGAATCTTTGGCCGTATCTCATTCCCATACAGGCCGACCGCAGGGATACCGTCGCATCGATGAGGCTTGTCATGGAACGCATCAAAAACCATCAGTACGACGAGTTCCGCGTGGACACCGTATTGCTCGAATACGAACTATTCAACGGTTTCATGGGCTTCGATAAGGGCAGCGTGCATGAAAACGGTCTCGCGTTGAAGATGAGGCTCAAAGCATGACCGCGCGTGGAGATGACCGCAAACTCATGCATTGGATAGCCTCGCACGGCTACACGGTGGTCAGGGCCACGACCGGCCACTGGAAAGTCTACGACAACGGCGTGCTGCTCACGGCGACGAGCGGCACGCCCTCGGACTGGCGAAGCCGCCACAACTTCATACGAGATTTAAGGAGACGAACATGTTCAATCTAGCATCGAAGATTCGGCACTGCTGCCCCCTCTACGGATGTGTCCCGCTCATATTCGAATGGAGAGGCCGCTACATGTTTTTCTGCACCCACTTGGAAGCCCCTTATGCCGATACGAGAGAGGAAGCATGGGATAAGTGGTGCGGAATGGTTGAGAATATTTGGGAAAGGGACAGGAAATGAGCATGAGAGTGAGAACAACCTACTTGGCAAAATGTGACTACCCGGGCTGTTGCATGCAGTACGACTTCTGGGCAACGAGCGAGGAAAACGCAATCATGGACATTACCGACGACGAAGACTGGTTGTGCCTGTTCACAAATGATAATGAGCCGCGATTCTTCTGTCCACTGCACTTGCGATACGTGCAAAACTCACAGTATGACTGGCTGACCGTATTTTACGATTCCGACAACCCAGACACGCAAACAAGCTTGCACGCTCTAAACAAGTACTACGAGGATATGAGCACACCGCAACCACTGCCAAAACCGGAATGCGAGGACACCATACTAGCGATTCTCACAAGCGAGGACACGAAATGAGCGGTGTGTTAGAACTCCTCCCGCATGACATGGGTCTGCGCGTGGAACTTGATACGAACGAAACATACTACCTGAAAAGCGGATGGGCGGAACGCTGTGACGGGATTTATGGGCTTGCTTGCGGATACGTGGATTATGTCGAAGGCATTACGTGGTTTAAAGATCCGGCTCGCATCGCGATCATGAACAGCCACGTGAAGCTGGCAGTCCCATTCGATGAACATGAAACCGAAACCACCAAGCAAAGCGAGGACGCGAAATGAGCGCAGCGGAAACCGATGAAAGAACACTGCCTATGACTGATACGCACTATGCGGTCAGTATCAGGCGCATCTACGACGCGCATACCTACATGCTCGAGGGGTACAGGCTGATCCTCTGGGAAGTGCGGGGAAAAGCCCGGATAGCTGTAGCGGCACGCGACTATCTGACCGGGATGCTCAACCCGATACCGCAACAAACGTTGGATGATGCTGACGCATTAGCGCGCATATTCAAATGCAAGAACTACAGGAACAACGAAACGGAGATGTGGGAATGAGCATCGCGGAACAGGAAGCCGAGAAGGCGTATCCGACCCGCTACTGGAATGGAACGCATGTCAAGGAACTGTTTTACTGCGACACGGACGATTTGCAGGAAGCTTACCTGCGTGGCCGCAGTGCACCACCCACGAATGCAGAGATTGAGGCCGTGGCGAGACGGCTCTGCTGGAACAGCTGCGAATGGGATGGCGTCGATAGCTACGCGGCGAAAGACGAGGATGACGCATGGAATTATGCCGGTGAGATTCCCGGCTTCCATGAGGAATATATCCGACAAGCCAAGGAACTACTCGCACTGGCGCGGAAGGCGGTAAACGAATGAGTCGCATTGGCAAGGCCGAAACACTCGCCATCGCCGCCGCCGTACTGTTCTCCGTACTGTTCTTCGCCCTCGTTGCCTATCTCGGCTGGGTTGAAGCAACGGCGGACACCATCATCCTCCGCGACGGCAGCCGATCATACGCATGCCAGACCAGCAGAATCTCACAAGCGCCATACAACTGCAAACCAGTCAAGGAGAAATCATGAGCATCGGATACGTGGAAATGCGCTCACTGCGGCGAGACGGTGGGCACATATTACGTGACATGCCCCTACTGCGGGTACAAGCTCGACAAGCCGTAACCGTTCTTCCCGCTCTCCCTCGACTAGGACGCGAACCAGCCCGGAAAGGAGATTGACCGATGGCAAGGCGCGGATACGTGCAGCTCGTCAACGGCTTCTACGACAACGACAAGATACGTGACCTCGTGCGCATGGGACACGCCGATTCCGTTGGCATATTCTGCATGGCCCTCTCGTTGTGCGGCGACAGGCTCACGGACGGCTTCATATCACGACGCGCCTTGCTGTCGAACATCGGAGCCACACCGGAACAGGTGCGGGCGCTCGTGGACGAAGGCATGTTCGAGGAGGTCGATGAAGGCTGGCTAATCCATGATTACACCAAGCATAATCGCACCAAGGAGCAGGTATTGCACGCCCGCGCCGACGCGAAGGAACGCAAGAGCAAGTCACGTGGTCACGCCACTGTCACAAGCATGTCACAGCGTGACATCGCTGTGACATCGGGACAAACACCAGAACACCAGAATGAATTATCTAAAGATAATTCAACTCCCCCTACCCCCTCAAAGCCTGACTTCGATGGACTGCTCGACAGTCTTGAGCGTATTTACCCGACGAACAGGTTCGACGGGAAGACCTCTCAGGCTCGAATGCAGTTGGAAATCGAATGGCCCAAGATCGTGAAAGCCGCCGGCGAGGCTGACCCGTGCGAGTTTCTTGAAGCCAAAACCCGAGCGTATGTCGGGGCCACCGAGGAACGGTTCGTGAAGACGTTCAGCCGGTTCATCGGCGGGGAACTGTACGCACGCAACTGGGAGAAACCCAAACCGGAGACACCGAGTCCACGGCAACAGCCGGTCAAGTCACGCAGCCAGCAGAATCTCGAAGCGAACATGGCGAAAACCTGGCAGTACATGACCGAGGAGGAGCGTGCCCGATACTCGCAGGGAGGTCTCAATGCTCAGCAAGGGTGAGGCGGCGGCGTTGTTGTCGCTGATTAACGCGCATCACGGCAACGCTCAGTGGGATGATGTTCAGCTTGACGCTTTTTATTCGGAACTGCGTTCGGATATCACGGCGGTGGAGGCGCGTGAGGCCGTTCGACGCTTCTACGCGGACAACAGCACGGGTCGCTGGTGTGGTTCCGGCGACATCAACGGCATCGTCCGCAAGCTGCGCAACGGTGCGAAACCGTCCGAAGCGCAGATAGGCCGGGAGTGCGAACGTCTGGGACTGGTGGAAGATCAGGCGTGGTTGTATCGCCGGCAGCGCATGATGGGCCGTTCTTCGGACGAGTCTCGCCGGGTGGCGTTGGCCGCGCGTGACCCGTTGCGTTTGCCGCCCGCGAAACCCAAGCGCAGGCGTGAGGGCGGTGGTTTCAATCCGGGTTTGGGCGTGACATTGGACGAGGTTCTGGCGACACGCCGTCCGGCTGAATCATGACCGGTTTGATGGCATAATTGGGAGTTGCTGACACGTCCGAGACCTTCAAAAAAACCGAAGGTCAAGGTCACTGTTGTCTTTTTCCACTGAAACTACGAGGCTCTGCCGCTACCACGGTTGCTGGCGGGATATCGTCACCGACGCGCCGTCACCGCTTATCGGACATGGCGTCGAACCGAATCTGAATCTCCTGTGCGACAAGCACGCCAGCCAGTTGACCGGCGACCTGCGATGGTTGGACCGCAGTCTGCCCGACCTGTGCGAGTATCGCATCAACCGCGCCTACGGGCACAAGAACGGTGGCGGCGGTCAATCCGGCACCGCTCCCGCACCGTTGCGCGAGGCCCTGCATGATCTGCTGTACGCGGACGATGACCACGGTTATCCGGGGTTGCAAGGCACGTTGTACGAGTGGGTGCGCAGTCTGAAGATCAATTTGCCCGAGTCCACGCCACTGTCGGACATGGTTTACCGTATCGCCAATCATCCGAAACTCGTGGAGCATTCCAGCACGCCCGTGTACGCGGAACTGGTTCACAGTCTGACGCGCAAGCTGCGTCGTTTCCTCGCGGACGATGACGGGGAAACCGTATTGTACGGGCCATGCCCGGCCGACAAGTGCTTGGGTCAGCTTTCCTGCTATGCGGACGCGGAGACGGCGAAATGCCCGAAATGCGGTTTCAGTATGCCGGTAGCCCTTATCAGGGCGGAACGGGTGAAACGTCTCCTCCAATCGGAGGCGGTGAGAACCCGTGACGAACTGTTGGACATCATCAAGGCGTGCGGAATGCGCGTGAACCGCAGCACTTTGCGTAGTTGGATACATCGAGGCCAGTTGCCTCAGCAGGGCGAGGATGCGTACAGCAATCCGCTTTACCGGTTCAGTGACTTCTACCGTCTCGCGTCCGGCCTGTCGGAGGACGCGGACGTGTGGGAGATCATGCAGGTTTCGCAAAACCAATCCAAGGAAGGAGACGACAAGTGAGCAATCAGATTCAACCATTCGACTTCAACGGCATTCAGGTGCGTGTCCTAACCGACGAACACGGCAACCCGTGGTTCCTTGGAGCGGACGTATGCGCCATTCTCGGTACGGCCACCAACCATATTCGGGAATACCTCGATGCCGATGAAATCACCAATATCCGTAGTACGGATATTGCTCAGAACGGCGGCAAGGCACCCGTTTTCGTGTCCGAGTCCGGCTTGTACTCCCTCGTGTTACGCAGCCGCAAGCCCGAGGCTCGCGAGTTCAAACGCTGGGTGACGCATGAGGTGCTGCCATCGATTCGCCAGACCGGCAGCTACTCCACCGACTCCTTCGAAGTGGCGCTTGCCACGGCTCTGCTCACGCCGAAGGCCGTGGCCGGTATCCTCACCGAACTGGACAAGACACAGATCGAGAACCGGCAGCTTGCCGCACGCAACGCGGAACTCGAACCCAAAGCCAAGGCGTTGGACGATTTCACGAACGTGACCGGAACCATGAGCGTGGCCGAAGCCGCCAACCAGCTTACCAACGCCGGAGCGGGCAATATCGGACGAGACCAGTTGTTCCAGTTCATGCGTTCTCTCGGCTGGGTCTACCGTCGAGACAATGCGTGGGCGGCGATGCAAGACCATATCAACGCCGGACATCTTGTCATGAAGGAGCATCGCGTGCATGGCGAACACAGGAACGGCGTCCCGTTCGCATACGCGCCCACGGTGCGAGTCACCCGAGCCGGACTCGCACTATTGCATCGCCGTTGGTGCGAACGCCAGTTCAAGGCCCAGCTTGAAAACCAGCCCACTCTCAGCATCAACGACTGAAAGGAACCATATATGAACGAGGAAAACAAGCACGTTTTTTACGATTCCACGTCGGTGTGGCTCAGCGTGAACTGTGACGAAGGGAAGCTGACTGATTTCAAGGTTGACGTTCCCGTCAGAATCGATTCGACCGGTGCCGTGCCCCATCTGAAGATACCCGGCCTCAACGCGACTTTTCAAGCGAGCGTGAGGATGAACTGCAACATCGACCAGCTTCAAACCGCCGTTCAAGCCGGTGTCGAAGCGTTTCAGAAGGCGTTCAACGAGTCGATGGAATTGAGGGGCATGTGAACTGGCTGAAACGACTGCTGCACTTGGAGGAGCCGAAACCGGTCGAAAAACCGGAACCTGAGCCACCGGTATTGGAATTATGCCCTATCTGCGGGCGCAGACCCAAACCGAAGTATGTAGTACGCGACATCACTCTTGACCGCCACTACTATCTGGAAAAAGCCGTGTGGCAGCTCTCGGAGTGGTGCGATCACGCCGCAATCATCAGCTCGTTCGCCCCGTTATTTGAAGACGAGGACGTTCAGAAGTGGAATACCGGTTGCAGACGGTTGAAGGCAGTGGTTGACGAGCCGGTTCCCGAATGCCCCGCCTGCGGGGAGAAACCCGTCGTGCAAACGGACTCGGAGTCGGACATCCCCCAGCTTGTCTGCTCATGCAACGAACTGTTGAGCAATGTGGAGATAACCAACGTCTATAAGCGCAAACGCGAGTGGATACGTCGCTGCAAGGCGTTGAAACGCAAGCAGGACAATGTGAGGGAAATGGAACAGCTTATCGAAAGGGAGTCGGAATGAAGAAGATTCGCGTCGCATGGGATGACCTGAAGCCCGGCGATTTGATTCACGTCAAAGGCAGCACGAACACATACAGGTTCAAGTCCCGCACTGATTGGCATTCCATGATTAAGGTCGAGGGAGACGGAGTTGGTGTCTCAGCCACATGGAAGCTGGGAGTCGAAAAGGAACCGGTTTCGGTGTTTCTCGTTGTCTATGAGGAGGATTTCGCCTACGCCACTCGTCCCGCACCTAAGAAGAAGCCGCGTCCGAGTATCGTGGAACCGATACTGCCGGGCGAATACTGGGCGCGCATCCGCTTTGGGTCACAAACCGGTTGGGGACGGATCATCAAACGGTATGCTCCCCGCAGTGATAATTGGCTGTTCGGACACGATGACAAGGCACCGTATCAAACATCTTGGTGCGGGACCCTGGCGGGTCTTCATCCGTGGATGACATGGGAGGAATTGTTGGAGGTCAATAAGCAGACTCCGATTCTGGAACTGTTGTCTGCTGAGGAATACTACACGAGAAAAGCCAAGGGGGAACTGTGAAGCGTTACATGGACTTGGCACGCAATATTTTCACGGGTGTCCTATCCGACGTTCCACCCGACTTCATACCAGTGGGAACGATCATTGATGAACCGGATACCCCCAGAGAGGATACGCCTATCAAAACGTATGACAGCGTGGAGTCCATCGCCACAGTCAAGGTGGATAAGACCACGCTCGCCAGAATCATGCCGGTTAGAATCTCCATTGACGAGCTGCATGATTTTCTCCAAAAGGTTCCGACCGACGCGGTATGGGAAGTCCAATGGAACGAGGAATGCACGAATCATTACCTGATCGCGGAAAACGACAACGGTAGTCTCACATTCACACCTGTGGAAGGCCCGGTTACAAGCGGATATAAGCTGGTATTCGACTTTCCGTTGAAGTAGTCGGTCAAGCATGAGAATGCCGCCCTAGTGTGCTTCCACGAGAGGCAGCGGCGTCTTATAACACGCCTTTCATAGCTTGAAACCCGTGACAATCTATTTTTTATTGATTTTCACGGGTTTCAGTGAGCGATGGACGTGTTTTCGTATAATCAGGCCCACATTTATGGTTTTATTCGCTTCGCTCACACATCAGCGGAGCTGACACGTCGATTTCCGCGCCAAGCGGCGCGGAAAGCACCTCATGCACGTCCGGCGCAAAATACAGGTTGCCCCTTCCAGACGGATACACACGCAGTATGCCTACGGATACTAGACGGGACAGCGCGTGCTGCACCGCTGACGGGCTCTTGCCGAACCTTCTCCTCAGCGCACGTGTCGTCACGGTGGGTTGCCCGATAAGGTACATCGCCGTCTGAACGGACAATCCACTGTAATTGTGCGCGTCCAGAAGACTCCGATACTTCTGTCGAACGTTGACCAGACGTTTGACGCGCAGCAAGGCGTCCTCGCAGGATTCCTCGACGCCTTGGCAGAAGAACAGTATCCAGTTCTCCCAGTCGCCTTTTGTGGAAACGCCAAGCAGCCTATCCTGATATTCTGGACGACGACGCTCGAACCACGGGGACACCGACAGCAATGGCTGACTAAGCAATCCACGGCTCATCATCTGCAACAGCACCAGCAGTCGCCCGATTCTTCCATTGCCATCCGTGAACGGGTGCATCGTCTCGAACTGGTAGTGAAACATCGCCATATCCAATACGGCCAGCCCCGGCTCATTGCGGGACCGCCACCAGTCAACGAGTGACCGAACCGCTATGTCCAAGTCCTGCCCGGGCGGCATGGGAACGAAACGCGCATCCTCGATACGCCGTGTGGGAGAGCCGATGAACACTTGGGTTGATCGTATATCCCCGGCTTGCGGATTGTCGGACTTCGTGCCCTTTACGAGAAGCTGCTGCAATTCACGTATGAGGGACAGGCTTATCGGATGCCCGGCCTGAATCTGGCCTATGCCGCATTCCGCCGCATCGAGATAGTTCAACACTTCGCGCATGGACTCGCTCAAACCGCTTTTGTCCTCACCCACCTCGTAGTCCTGTGCGAGAACGGTTTCCAACGGCTCGAACGTGCCCTCCAGAGCGCTTGTGCTCTGCGCTTCGCGTCGCATGGTCGGACGGCGCAGCATATCCGGGTTTGGTAGATCCTCCCCCAGTTCGCTCAATCTCGCCAATGCCATCGAGGCTCGGGACACCACGCCCATGACACGTGGAGAAAGCGTGGGATAATCACCAAGCGGGTTCGGTACGAACGAATACGTATCGTATTGCATCAGACCGTATCTTGTGGCGTACTCGCCCGATAGTCTACGCAGCTCGCCTGGCGCGTCAGGTGTAAACATTTCTTTTCTCATGTCACTAACTATACACATTTCTTGAATTGTTCATACTAAGATTCCGCAAATCTTAGTATGAAACATGGGTTGACCATACACTATCCTTCGTATTCCCTGCACAGGTCGGCGGCGAACTTGCTGAGATTATCCGGGTCAAGCTCATAGTTCTCCCCGCTCTCCCCCGCCTCGTCATAGTATTTCCACACCTCATGCAAAGCGGCTCTCATACGCTCAGCGTCCATCGATTACCTCCTGATTCCAGTCCAACATGTCAGCGGCCAACCATTGCCCGCCGCCTGAAGCATTGGCGTACAGCCAAGCCCCGTAAGAGATTCGAGCCGACTTATCGCGTTTCAGCCATGCTTGAAGCCACATGAGACGCAGCTTCCAGCGTGGTATACGCCGCCACAACTCGGTGTTGGTGGCGGGGTCGAAACGCTCGAAACGGTAGATCGCGGTAATCATTCCGACTCACCCGATTCGACTTGCGAACCATCTTCGCGTTCGGCATAGAACATGTAATCTTCTATGTCGTCAACGTCATACAGATCACCATCGCCGTGCTCGTCCACCCATTCGCTCAACTGCTCAAAGGTCAAGCCTTTCGGCGCGACGACACGACGGTATTCAACCGTCGTGACACGCTTGGAAATCTCGTAGGTTTCCATAGGAGTTGCCGATAGGACGTGGAAGTTGGAATCACAGGATTCAAGCAAGTGAGTCTGGATATTCGGTTCAACCAGCTCCTCCCAATGGTCTTGCAGATAAGCGTCGGCGTCGGCTTCCGGTACGCTGTCGGGTATCTCCACCTCGAACTCGGTGCCCAAAAGCGTGTTGTACTGGCATTTGATGGTTTGCATGATGGAAAATCTTCTTTCTATTGTTCGGTAAAACGATTGACGGGACAATAGACAGCTCTAAAGTCCCGTCTAAATGCTGATTTATGTGAAAACCGCACCATAGAAAGCCCTATGATGCGGTTCTAAATGATGGTTTCTATAAGAATGGCCTCATAGAACAAGTCCATGAGGCCATGAAAACGATAACGGCTATACGCTCCGCCTGTATGGTGGAATGTCCAACGTGGCTTCCAATCCGTCGTTAACATGCTCCGCGTCCCTCAACGAGAGTCGTCCGAACCATTGCAGCAGTTCGCTCCTGTTGAAGTAGAAGCGTTGCGAACAGCGCACGAGCGACGGCTTCAACAGCCCCTCGGCCTTCCAGTCGAGCAGCGGCACGTCACCGGCCTCATCCCAATCAGTGTTGCCGGTTATCTTCGCCACGATACCCGACACCAGATCACCGTCAACCTCGGTGATAACCACCGGACGCGGCTTCCCGATACCGGGATGGTCGGGAAACTCGACCCACATCAGCCACACGTCATACAGGCGCGGTTCACTTGGCGTACTGGTCATAGACATCATCCTCCGAATCATCCCAATCGGCGGGCAGTATCACATGGCCCTTCTCCGAACGCTCGAACATGTAGGCATTGTGAACAGGCGGCACCGGATAACCGTCCGGCGTGTGTCGCGTCGGCTTGAACGGCAATCCGTTGTCCACCAGAGACTGGCGTAGGAACATGTTGACGGCGGTGCTCAGGCTCATGCCCATGGAATCGTAGAGCGCGGCGGCGCGCGCCTTGACGTCATCATCGACATTGGCTACCAGCTTACCCATAACAACCTCCTTAATGGTTAACAGATGGTATCAATCATATACCATATTGGGTTAGGAATGAGATATGAGTTTTCACCAGTAGATTCTGATTTCAGCGTCACTGCCAACCCAATTGTCAGGCAAAGCGGGGAACACTTCGCGCCACTCGGGTGTGAGACCATCCCGAAACTCGTCGTAATCATCCAACGAGAAATAGTCGCATTCATCGTAGCCATCGTCATGGCTGACACCTGATTCCAGCGCGTCCAGCATGTCAACCATATCCGAAGTGGCATTCGGATACAGCCACGTATGCACGGTATCCTCATGCCTCCAGCCTTTCAGCGGCGTCGAATTGCCATAAACGGTGAGCTTGATTGAAGCGCTCATAATAATCTCCTAAAGAAATATTGATTTGGCTTGTAGCAAAAAATGGGTTGCCGCCCAGCGGAAGTGAGGAAAAAGCTGGACGGCAAGAACTTAGAACAGCGGCAAAGCAAACCGCTTGTCGGGTAAATCGGTGGCGTTCAATGCCGCCAAAATCAGATCAGACGTGTGAAGCGGAATGTTGGCGCGCACCGCCGCGATATTATCCGGCGTATACGCATAGCCAGAGGACTCCAGAACCTCACGAATCTTGCTAGTGGGTATCTTGACTTCCATCATTCCCACCCCAGCATGTCGTCGATGCACCAGCCGATAGCGCACTCATACCGGTCATACGTGGTGGAATACTTCTGTGAGAACGCCTCACGCGCCCTCTTGTCGAGCATGTCCAACGACAAACCGGTTTCGGCTATCTGCTGTTCCGCAGTATCGAAGTCCGGCGCGGTGTATGGCTTGTCCAGCTTCAGCATGGCACGACGGCGTAAATCATCGATAAAACCATGCTGGCAGTCGAAGATATCCGCCACGCTATCCGCGTTATCGGCGGCCATCTCGTAAGCCGCCTGCAACAACAGGCGTACGGCTTTCTCCCGAATCTCGCTCATGTCACGCCGCCTTAACCCACTTGTCGCGGACGGTAGCCACGTAATCGGCCACCGCCTTTTCCAACTGCCTGTCACTGCCACGCTCATAACGGGCACGGTAGGCGACAACGCACCTGCCATTGGCCGAAGCAACGTAGGCCACCTTGCGGCCCTTGCTGGTACGGAAGTGACGGATAGGGCCCAAACCTTGCAATTCGGGGCATTCCTTAGCCATCATCAGGTCAGGCATCGTACAATAGGAGACGGCGAAACTGTTCACCTTCGGCGGCACTTCGGGAATCTCCTGTGTATCCGGCGCGGGTTCATCATCCATGAACTCGTCTTCCAATATCGCGTCCTCGGGCATAGGCACCGGCCACTGAACATTGCTCGTGAAGCGTTCCTCCTCACACTTCCAGTTTGCATCGATCGATGGGTGCGCGACAATGCCGCCAACCGTTTTAGCGTCCATTCCGGTAGGTACCGGCACCGGCACTGTCTTCATACGCTCGGAATCGGGTATGAGCATCCAACCATGCTCAAGGTCAACGGAGCTTGACCTCATGCCATTCAAAAAGTCCTCATACTGGACTCCCTTGGCCTGAACATTCCACGCCGTGCCCTGCGAAGTCTGGGAAAGTGACCAGACTCGTCTAACCCGAGCGTTCACATACCGAACATCATATTTCGAGCCATCCTTGCGCAACCGCACCCACATGCCGCTCACGGCATTCACGTTACGCGACGGGTCATTGGTCAGCTTCTTCATTTTGGTTTACCTCACTTGTAAAGATTCGATTTTGATTGATTTTCTGGAATGAGTAGGCGGCTAGAAGACTCTCAGCATTCACCCTCTTCGGTGGCTTCGGTGTAGAAAACGTCGTCCATTTGGTCATTGTTGAAACGCTCATTGATGTAATCGGAAATTGCCTTACCGGTATCGTCTTCGTTAATTAGCTGACTAATGCGGGTATGGCTCACACCGTTACCGTCCAAAATGTAAGCGTCTTGCGCCCAACCGTCTTCATGCTCGAAAGCCTTGTTATATTCGGTTTCCGTCACATATCCCCAGTCGCCAAGGCGATAGATGCCCTCATAGGGTTGGAAACCGTCATAGCGCGTCAATGGCGATAGTTTTTCGTCAACACGTTCCACCATGTCGGCAACATCTTTAACGGTAATGGACATTTTGAATCTCCCTTAAACAAGAGGGGCACGGCCACAACGCCATGCCCCACAACGATTTATTAACGATGGACTCGCACCATGTAGCCCCTACCCCACGGGACTAGCTCCACGGGATAACCTTTGGCCTCATAATGCGATTGAGTGGCAACAGCCACGGGAAACGACTTGCAACGGTAATGGTCAATCATGGTCGATCACTCACCCATATACGCAACTGGGTTAAGTTGCATGCCGATACGCCGCCATGCCCTGACCAATTCGGCGGTAGGCGCGTACCGTTCGACAGCCGACCGGCTACCGTCGTACCGTGCGGCCATATCATTATCAAAACCGATAACAGTATCGGCCATGATATGACGCGCCTCTTTCGCCGTAATGGCCTCACGATGCCAATTGCCATCAAACACGTCGTCGGCAACCCAAGCGTCACGCTCAGCCCTCGAATCAAACACCCTGAGACTCCCAGGCCATGACCCATCATCCCATGTCGCGCCGATACCATAAGCCCAGCGGAAAGCGTAGAAGTAGCGTGCCATCATGCCACCTCGCCATCGAAGTGACGTTCGGCGGCTACCGCGTACAGCACGTCATGCATGGTGTCGGTACTGTAGCCATTGATATTGGTGACAACTTGCAAAGTCTGCTCGGACACACCGTAATCATCTTTCAGCGCGTCCCACATTTCCTCAATAGACATTGTTGAATCTCCCTTGAATTGATGAAGCGCGGAGACAGCCGCGCGACTGATTGAATCTGATTGAAAGTTAGTAGCGTTCGCCGATTAGCACGCCGTCTTGGTAGATGTACAGGCCGGTACCGCGTCCGTTGCCCATTCGAGCACTATCCCAGTAGCAGAGTCCAGCTTGACCCGAGCCGTCTTCGTTCTCACATTGCGGGATGTTCGCGGTATCACTACCGCAAGCGGACAGGGTGAAAAGTGTGATTAACGCGGCTGAAGCCGCCAGAATTTTACGCATGGTTCCTCACTTCCATGTGAGGCGTGCTAAGATAGCACAGCCTCGATTTGATTGATTGGTTAGAGAACTTTCAACTTAAGGCACGCGGCTAGGTAGTTGGCGCTACTTAGCCGCATTCTTTTAACGCATCAGGTCGCTCGGTTGGCAGTTGAGTGCACTGGATATCTTCAAAGCGTTTTCAAGAGTCATGTTCCGAACGTCTCGCCGCCCGGTCTCATAACTGCTGATGATTGTTCGCGCTATTCCAGTGCGCTTGGCTAGCTCAACTTGTGTTAAGTCGGCTTGTTTGCGCAGTTCCTTAAGTCCCATAGGCTTACCCGCTTTCTCTAGTAGTAGGTAAACCAATTATGACAGCAAAATGTATCATTTGCATGTAGGGAAACACTGTTAAGTTCTCAAACTTGCTTTTGTCTTGCCCGATTGGGCTTGATAATTGATAGCATAACGTATCATTTTGGTTTAAACAAATCGGCGTGTCGGAAAACCAGCACGCCGAACAGCTCACACTGACGCGAACTCACGCACCAGCGCGTGCCGCATGATGTCATCAGCGGACACGCCACGACGTTTAGCGACGGCATCCAACATGGCCGACATGTCAGCGCTTAACGAAAACGTCCGACTGACAGCATCCGCCTGAGCGACAGGAACGACAGGCCCGGAATACACCGCACCCGGCCTTCCGCCGAACTCGCCGTTATCCGCATCGTCGGCCCACTTGTCCAACATGTCATCAGTGACCACACGGCCACCCTTCGCAACAAAAGACATGACACTTCCTCCTTTACAAAAGTTTCAGTTCCCGCAGCACCTTCGGCGTCGCACGCATGGCATGGAACACATGCCAACGATCCGACTCATCTAGTACCGCCACCATTTCCAGCAAACGCCCGTACTCGTCGTATCCAACCGCCACATAACGCAACGGGTCGGTATCCTCACGCGCCATAAACCGCACGACGTTCGACCATGCCACGCGCACCGAATCAGCGGACACGTCGGGATGTCGAGTCTGGATACGCGGGTCAACGACGATATCGCCAACCGGCACGGCTCACCACCTTTCGATATAACAGGTTCCAGCGTATCCCGTCCACCTTGGGACACGCTATGAGTGCCTAGACTATGGGATAAACCCAGTGAGCTAGGCCGACTGTGTACAAGGCCCACAGTCAGGCGAAGAATTGATTAGGGCACACACCTAACAACTAATCGTTAGTGTTTTCTTTTGGCTTATCAGCCTCTAACAGCTTGCGCGGATTACTGACCTTGAGCGCGTCAGCCACCTTGATGACGACGTTAAACGAGGCGTCACCTAGGTTCCGAGCGCCGGTCTCCCAAGCAGCTATGCGCTGCTGGTTCACACCGTCTACCCTATCGGCCAACTGCTTCTGCGTCAGCCCTCGCTTCTGCCTTAACTCCCTAAGACTCATGGCTCACCTCGCTCTTCGCTACAGTGAGCCCAATTATACCTTTGGCTTAATCGCAGACGGGGTTTCTGATGCCATCGCACCGCGTTCTTTCAGCGGCCCCCGCACTACTCGCAAGGCCTCTGCCTTGCTTCGCTATCCCTCACCGGCCTGTAGCCGGGATGTCGGTATCACTGTTCAGTTATCAAACTTCTGGACTCACAGACTGGAGCCTGTCTAGCGCCCTGAGGTCTGTGGTCTCTGCTTGGCTTTCCGCCTTGCGTGGTTCCCACTATACACACTCCCAACTGGGAGTGCAAATCAGGTACGGCACGACACCACGCAACCCGTTGCAAACACTCGCATCTCTCGGCGTGTCGAAACCCACAAAACACGACACAAAAACCGCGCGGCACGACACCACGCAACACACCACCAGGTCACAGACCCGCAGACACAGACACAGCCATGACATAGAGGCACACCACCACGTCACAACTCACAGACGGATAGGCCACGTCACCACCACGTGACGGACTCACACGGACGGATAGACAGGCAACGGCACAGACGGCCACGACCACGCCACACTCACACCCAGTCAACGCGGATAGCCGCGTCACAGACACGGCCATACTCACAACCGCATACGACCGCGCGCATACCACGCGCCACACTACGACACGCCGACACATACACCCCACCCCCAAGGGAAGGGTACCCACGGGCAAGACGCGGGGCCGCTGCGACTCTAGCTCTGACGCTGGATGCGCTTGGGGGCTATTGTGGAAAAACCGTTCGTTTCTGTGATGAGTGATGTTCTTTCACATTTTCTTCACTGCAACGCTTGCCGCAACGCTTGTTATGAGTAAACTGTCGTGTAGATAGATTGTCGGGGAATGGAGTGAAGCTCAGGTCCCTGACAAGACGAGGCCCCGCAGTCGCGGGGTTTTCTTTTATCTGCTTGGTTGCGCCCGTTTGAATCAGATCAACACAACAATTTTGAGATATAGCTTCGGCGATGTCTCTTCCGGGTTCGTTATGTTGATGCCGTTTTCTTGAACCGGCGGGTGTGGCCTTTGGATGGTTGGCAGAGTCTGGCTGATTGCAGCGGCTTGCTAAGCCGCCGAACGCCGTATCATCGGGGTTCCGAGAGTTCGAATCTCTCACCGTCCGCGAGACATTGGGGGTCGCTCCCTTGATGCTTTATGAGGTTGGCTGAATAAACCCGGATTGCATGTATGCCGGGTTAAGGCTGCGTCACGGCTTAGCGGCGCCCTTTAGCGGGGGAAGTGTGACGAGGAACGCTACAGCGGTACACAATTAGTGCATCACATGCTCGGCGTTGGTGGTAAAACGCAATCCACCACCTCGCAATTCTTAGCTCATCTACATGTCGTAGAAGGAGTCTCCTAGGTCGTTTCTATGAAGCGGTCTTTGTTTTCCCGATCCGGCCTGCTACGTAGGGGCTGGGGGTGGACGACTTACGGGTCACGCCACAATCGGGGTCTGGCGGTAGGCACGTGGAGTGCGCGTCGGCTGTAACCCGACTGCTTTTGGCAATGGGAGTTCGATTCTCTCTGCCGCCACAATCGCAATGTAGTGCCAAATATCTGGTTGTTAGGACTGGGGCTGAATACCTAGGGTGTCCCGGTCGCAGAGAACGTCGGGTAGCGCCCGGAGATCGTCGCATTATATTCGTGCGGCGCGTTGCGAGACTTGGAGAGGCCAGCCGATTGGCGGCGGCAACTGTTCCGAAAACAGTCTGCCCTTACGGGCGTGTGGGTTCGACTCCCATTCTCTCCGCTGTCTGGTCAAGGTATGTCAGCCAGCCTAAACAATTGACTACCCCAAATGCCCGTGGCCGAGTGGTTCAGGCACCGGTCTCCAAAACCGGTTACGGAAGTTCGATTCTTCCCGGGTATGCGATGCCTTGAGAAGAGGCAGCTCTTGGCGGTGACAGCTTCTCAGTCATCGCCAGTCGCCGGCGGCGGCTTCACGCCATGCCGTACGGCAATAACTGAATAGCTCTCCCTCTAGTGGGAGACGTGGCATTGTAGCTCAGTTTGGTGGAGCGGACGCCTCGTAAGCGTCAGGTCGCCGGTTCGATTCCGGCCATTGCCTCTAGGAACCGGTGCGTCCGTGGACCAACTCCCTTGTATTTGGATTAACCCCGTTGGAATGCTCGCTCGCCATGCTCCCATCGGTTCCGCCCCCCCCTTACCTGTTGGGAGGTTTGGCGGGTTCTAGTGATCGTTGCAACACCTGACCTACCGCAAGGAGGGTCAGGTGA